ATGCTGGAACACCTCTAAAGATGTCAGACATAAAACCAATCTGTTGATAAGGTAATGCCTGTTCTGCAAGTGTATTTGCTCTTGCAACATCAAGTGCTCTTTGATCTTGTTGTTGTTGTAGTCCACCAATCCCTAACAACGTGTTAATATCTTGTACACCCATTTGTTGTCCAAGTTGTCCAAGACCAGCTTGTGACACACCCAACTGACCTGCTAATTGTGCTTGTCTTAACTGTTGATTCGCTTGTTGTTGTGCTAAGTTTTGTGCTTGTTGAAATCCAGCCGATCTTAATTGTGCACCCGTTCTTGCTTGTTGATCCATTGTATCTGCTGCAATCTGTCCTTGCAGTACGGCTTGTCTGGAGCCACCAAATGCACCAGATCCTACTGCACTTGCTTGTGCTTGATTTTGTTGCTGTCTTCCTTTATCTGCAATGTCTTGTTGAGTTCTTGCAATGACATCTTCCATGTAAGGATCCATAAACTGTTGATAGCTTGTAGGATCAAAACTTGCACCTTGTGCGCCTGCAATACCTTGTTTAACAGCTTCACTTCCTTGTTGTAAAAAAGGTTGAAAAGCACCTACACCACTAAAAGCATTAAGTATAGCTTGTTTTTGTCCTTGTGATAAATCTGCTAATTCTTGTTCAGCAAATGGCATTTGTGTGCCTTCGCCTGTTAAGGCTTTAGCACTTGCGAATAAATCTGCTAAAAACTGCTCTTGAAACGGAGCCAGTCTGACGGTTTGCTCTACACTTTGTTTAGCCATTATGCTACCCTCTCTAATTCTGACATCATATCATACATTCTTGCTGCGCCCAAGTCCCTATCTCCTCCTCCAGCACCTCTTACGGCTTTAGCAGTTAATACGAACTCACCATCGGAAAGTCTTGCTGGGACTGAATCACTTGTACCAGTTCCAGGTCCTTCAACCTCTCCTCCGTTATTCATGAATAAACTTCCTATTGCACCTATACCACCTAACCTTGATGCACCTGCACCAAATGGTCCACTGCCGCTTGAAACACCTCTGTTAAAAGCATTACCAAGTAGCTCTAATGCTTTTGCAGGATCTTTAGGAACTGTAGTTGAACCCGTTGTTTCCATTGGTTTTCCAAACTGATCTATTCCTTCACCTTGATCCATAGGCAAATACGCTTGAAAAATGTCAGGAAAATCTGATTTAGGCAATCCTTCCAGTATTGTAGTAGCAGGACCTGAAGATCCCATATGAATACCACCTAATCTTGGCATTTGAGAAGGAAAACCTAAACCACCACCTAAACCAGAATCTGTTGTTACATCAACACCAAACTTCTCTTGAGCCATGTCACCAACTTGATCTAAGAAAGGTCCTATCTGATCCGCTCTACCTTTAATTTCATTATGAAGACCTCTACTAATTGTCTGTCCTAACATGTTAAGACCTCCAGAACGCATAGTAACAACTTCATCATCGTCTTTATCTTTATCTTTATTTCTGTTTCTTAAGTCTTCAAAATATTGTCTTCTCTCATCTTCATCGTCTAAATTATAAAATTTGTTCCCTATTCTACCCATGCCCAATCTTGACTTACCCTCTGGATAAGGTTGCATAGTAGTCTCGGCTTTTTTCTCTTCTTCACCTAACCCACCAAGAGCAGTCAATCCAAGGCCTGCTATACCAGCAGTGGTAAATGGATTTTCTTTAGCGAAAGTGCCTATCTTGCTCAATATTCCAGGGTCTTCGGATGGGACAAATTTTGGAATAGATTTGGTGGCAGCAAAATCAGCCGCTCCAGTGTTTTGACTTACAGTGCTTCCAACCGCTGTTCTTCCTGGAGGTACAGCATTAGCAGTATTAAAGCTTCCTTGTGCCATATATCCACCAAGACCACCAAGACCTGCAGCTATGAGTGCGTCCTCTGTGTCCCCACCACCAACAAGACTTCCGATACCACCACCAAGTGCTCCACCAAGTGCAGCCATTCCTGCTGGACCTCCAAGATACATGCCTATGGCACTACCAATTAATGGTGCTGCTTGTTTTAATGTTCTTGTGATGTTTTTAAAGATTCCCATGATTTACTATTCTACCAATTATTTCTCTTTTCTTCAATCCTAGATTCCACTTATAGCACTTGTTGTTATTCTTGTCTTCGCAAACTCTTGTATACTTGCAACAACATGAAGTCTATCTGCTGTTGCTGCTTGTACCTTTAATATTTCACCTTCATTTAACACTAAATCTTTTGTTAGGAGTTCTACAGTTGTATTAGCTGATACAGCGGTAACGTTAAACAAACTGAAAGTGCCTCCTCCAACCAAAGTGACTGTGATAGTATCTGCACTACCAGAATCGTTACACACAAGCAGAGAACTTATAACTGAAGCATTAAAGTCAGCTTCTGTTGGAACAGTGTATAAAGTTGTAGCGTTTGCTGTTGTTAAATCAACTTTTTCATTTTTTAAGTTCTGTAAATATTGTGGTATACCATTAACTAACATTATCTTCTTCCATCTGGTCTCATGTCAACACGAGGTGTGCCTAATCTATATTTTACTCCTACTCCAGTTGATTCTACTTTTATAGCAAAAGAACGTCCTCGCACACGATAATCTATTTTATCTGTAAATTGTTCTATTGGAGTTGTTGTGCTTCTTGTTGTATTACTTGATTCTGTTTGAAGAAAATTACCTCCAGCAGAATTTTTTGATTTTAAAGTAAATGAAACGCTAGGAGTAGCATCAGTTGATCCATTAAAAGTAACATCAGGTAACATTTGTTTAATAGAAACAAACTTGTCACCGTCTCCCATATCCATAGGCCCTGATTCAATAAACGAAGTCATAGCCGATCCGTCATCGTCATTTGTTAATTCGTGGTTATATAAAAGAGAATTACCTGTTGCGATTGGAAATGTTCTGATACCTCGATCCATCCAAGCATCTCTGTTTAATGTTCCGTAGTACCAGACCTTACCTTCATAATTATATACAACATAAGCATTAACAGTTGAGCTTCCAGCCTTTGGATAAAACCAAATAACTTCACTAAACTCTGAATTTACACCGACATGGACTTTATCTCTTTCATCAAAGTTAAAATCTAAAAAGACTTTATCTTTTACTGGACAAGGGAGCTGTTGTGTGCCACCAGCATAAAGATAGAATGTATCAACGCCCATCCAAAAAACTACATCGTCAACTGGAACGGCAGAAGCTGGACTCATGATTGTAATATTCTTTGATAATTCTTGAAGACCAAATGTAAATGGAGGACCTATAAATTTCATAGAGTGCAAGGTCTTATTAGTAAAAACAAGAAGTTGTTGTTTTGTCTCGACTGCCTGCATGAAAGTTGATCCACCACCAAGTCTTAAATCACCTGCTGTATTTGTTGCAGTTGGAAACCAGTCAACTGGATTTTCTTGTGAACTAAAACGTATGAGCAAAGGATCTTGAGTGCCATTTCCTTCTGTTGCTGTACTTGAAGCACCCAACCCATCACAACCAAAAGCAATAACATGACGATCTTGATCAGACACTAAAACCTGTTTTGCAATTTGTGGAATACTGGTTCGACCAGAAACAAAAGCATCTTTTAATTCTACTGCACGATTACTAAGTCCATTAGATTTATCCCAGTAATAAATGGCTCCATCTCTTGGATTTAAAATTAAATCTTCACCAAAATTATCATGTGACCATGTTCTTATCTCCGCTCCAGGAGTTCTAATTGAAGATGCTTTACTCCATCCTACAAAATCATCAGTTGCCGTGGCATTGCCTTTAACCAAACGAACAAGCGTTCCATCTGCATGAGCAGCAGCGACAGAAAAAGAATTTGTGTCTTGTGTAGAACTAGACGTACCCACTGGGTCTGTATTTGCATTCAAACCAGTATGTCCACGAACAACTGTAAGATCGTTAGAAGAAACACCAGTAACAAAAAGTAATTCTTTTTCAATTAATATTATGTCACCTATGGCGATTTGATGTGTGGGATTTGAATTTGCTACCCTTAATGTAGTATCTGAATTAGTAAATGTTCCACCTTCATTTATTGTTGTGGCTGCTGCTCCGTCAGTCGTGCCACTCCATTGCCCTGCACCCCATCCTGTGCCACCAACCGTTGCATCAAGACCAGTGTTTATTTGATACGTTCCCACTACACTTGATCCACCGTTACCAGTATCAGATGAATTAGCTGCTACACTTGATGTTATTGTATAAGAATTAGAACTTATAATAGATACAATTTGAAACTCTGCTTGTAAAATTGCTTGTGTAATATTACCACCTGATCCAAGACCATTAGAATCTACACCAGAAAAAGTAACAAAATCATTTACATTAGCTCCATGGGCATTATCAGTTACAGTAATAGTCGTTGAACCATTTGTTGCAGAAAAAGTAACCTCACCTGCGGAAGTAGGATCTTTTTCTGGAGTAATGTCATTAAAAGTCCCACCTTCTTCTATGTAATATTTTAGATGTGTTCCTATTCCAAGAAAGTCAGATCCATCGAGAGCAACCCAATTATGTAGCCTTCTTGCAGATCCTTGATATGTGTTTTCAGTTAGTTTTACCCATCCACCAAATTTTTCTGGAAAGCCATTACGAAATCTTATTTTATCGCCATCAACGTATCCTCCCTCGTTACTATAAGAAGTAACGTCTGATACAATCCCTGGTCTAAATTTTAAACTTGTGTATGCCATTAAAAAGCCTTTACTGATAAAGTTCCAGAATAACTTTGTGCAGCTGTATTTACAGTGGCACTACCCTCATTTACATCTAATGAAGATAAAGGAGCTCCGCTATCATTAGTTGCTGGAAATGTGCCTGTTATATCAAAAGATCCGTTTGTTGAAGCACTTCTCTCAATAGTTGATGTTGCTCCAGCTGCAACTGCCGTGTCTGTGAAAGGGTCTCCCCCCGATAGGGTTATTGTATGAGAGGTATTATTTGTAAAAACTAATCTTCTGCTTTCTGCTTGAACACCAACTGTTAAAGTTATAAGTTGAGGAGGCGCTGCATTACCTCTTCTTCCAGTAGGAGTATGACCAAAAGTTGTTCCGTTATACCCTTCCCATCTTCCATTAGTTACATTATAAATTAAATTTTGACCTGTAGTATTGTTAGTGTCGTACTTATTAGAATCTCCTGCAAAACCTGAAGTCCAAGTACTTGGATGAAAGCTTCGGGTTGAATCTCCACCTGCACCCGTGTCTATTACAACAGAAAAAGACGTAATTTTATTAAAACTATTTGAAGCTCCTATTGCAGTGTTATTCTGAGAAGCTGTGAGGTCAGTCCCAGCAGTAAGAATATCAGAGCCTACTTGCCAAGTTTGACCTGACGGAACTCTTAACCTCCAAGCGTTTCCAAAATTGTTACTTCCTCCAGTTTGCCCATCTGCTATTTGAAATATAGAACTACTATTAGGAGCACCTGGACCAAAACTTGGTTGATAACTTCCAGACACAGAAGTATCTGGATATAAGTTAATATTCGTAACAACCATCGTAGAATTACCACCTGTAGCTATCGTGGTAGTTCCCGTATTAGATGAGTCTGAAACTGTAGATGTAAATGTTCTTTTCTCAGATTGCACATTACCACTACCTTTTAGTTCAACAGGTACACCAGATGGACAATTAAAGTTTAAAGGAGAACCATCGGCATTTGTAATATTATTTCCATTAGTATCTAATATGACTTTTTTATGATTACTGTTTTCAGATAAAGTTAATTGTCCTGTTATTGCACCAGTTAATTTAAAATATTGTAAAGGCATATTTATTTTAGAGCCTGCCAACGTATTTAAATCACCTGCTGAACTTACCTCAGTAAATCCTATATTTGATATTAATGGTATCGCCATGCTTCACCTAATATTTAATAGTCTCTATAAAAGTAAAAACAGTTCCATTTTGATTAATCGCAATCGCAAAAGAAACTGAATTACCTAAACTTACTCCTTGCGAATTAGACGGATAACTTAAAGTCAAAGTATTTGAAGAGCTGGTTTTATCTACAATTATATACTGACCTATTGCTAAACTACCTATTGCTAAAGTCAAAGCTACATTGTTACTTGAGGTGTCCACTTTTTGATATATGGATTGTGCTGCACTTGGTGTTAATGTAGCAGAGGCGGATGTTATAGCACTAGGAACTGTAACAAGGTTTGCATTTACATAGGTACTTAAATCAGTAACAGCTGCTTGAACCATTGTGCCGTTATCATTTACAATAAGTCTATCTGCATCGGCTATTGTTGTTGACGTGGCAGTAGTGGATCCAGCTAACATATCTAAATTACCAGTAGCTCCATCTAACAAATCAACTACACTTGCACCACTTGTACCTTTACCATCTGCATAGATAAAACCTTTACCTAAGTTAGGAATATTTGTTGAAGCATCCGCTAATTCTTGAGTTGTGCCACTTGTTCTTTGTCTTATGTTTACTTGTTGCCCAGTTGCATTGTGAACAATATAAAAAGCCTCTCTTGATGCATCTGTTATCGTAAGAGTAGCAGAACTACTGAGAGAGCCAGTTAATTTTAAAACTCTAGTGTGTCCGTTTGATGTCTTGTCTCCGTCATCAACGGCTATGTTCATGTCACCCGATACTGTTATATCAGTTACACCATTAAGAGCTTTGTCAATAATTTCCAAATTATTATTGGTTGTTGTGCCCCAGGTTCCTGATTGTTCACCAACCCCTATGAGTTCTATTCCACTATTATCTGTATATGAACTTGCCATTTTTACCTCATGCGTCTATTTCTTCATACGTTGCTGTTGTTGATGGTGTGATAGGTTGATAGCTTTCATTTGCAGGAGGGTTAATCTCTGTAAAAGTTGCAACATTAAAATTTAAAGCTCTCCTTCTGCTAACAACAGTATCATCTTTATCAATAACATCTTCGTATAGTAACTCACCCAAAGTAGACTTTAAGAAAGCTAACTCTTGGCTAGATACTCCTACTGCTATCTTAATACTATTTGCTGTCTGTGTAAACTCTCCACTTTGATCGCTTACACCTAATCTTAATCTCACACCACTTGAAGTTTCTGTAAACTCACCTGACACTTCAGCAGAAGAGCTAACTATTTTTGTTCCAATACTTGTTTCTGTAAACTCTGCGCTTTGATCACTTGTGCCTACAGCTACTTTGATTGCATCAGTAGTCTTTGTAAAATCACCACTTATGTCTGCAACACCAGCTAGTATTCCAACACCAACCGCAGTCTTAGATGATATACCACTCATGTCAGCAGAGGTAATAGCTATCTTAATACCATCGGTTGTTTTAGTAAAATCACCACTAATATCAGCAGAGCTTATGCCTATCTTAATACCATCTGTTGTTTGTGTGTTAGTGAAACTAATATCTGCATCACCAGAAAATGTTGCATTACCTACGCTAGTCTGTGTATTGTTAAAGATAATATCAGCCGAAGTAATGGCTATCTTTATTCCATCAGTAGTTTTCGTAAAGATTGCACTTTGATCTGCTGAAGCTAGTCTAATTCTTTCAGCTACAGAAGTTTGTGTATTATCTGATAAAAATTCTATCGCAGAAGTTCCTGCTGTAATCTTTATGGCATCTGTATCGTCAACAAAGTTACCACTTATATCT